ATGGGGTGGGGGGTGACGGGAGAGTGGTCGGAGAATCACGACCCCCGCCCCGCAGGCCGGGCTTTGCTCGGATGAGGAGTAAAAAGATGATACGAGGACTAAAAGCAAATTACTCAAGGAAATTTTACGAAGTAGACGGCGAATATATCTGCATAAAGGGGACGAAAGTCGCCGTCGATACTATCAAAATTTAAGTGTTTAACGAGCCGCCCGCGGGCGGTTTGCGTAAGTAT